AACCTTGTATTATTAGGACTAATAATTATTATATTATTATGAGAGATTACAAAAGAGAGTATGCTTTATATCACAGTAAACCTAAACAGGTTAAAAGGCGTACTGCTCGTAACAAAGCCAATCGTTTACTCGGTAGTGTACCAGGCAAAGATGTAGCTCACAAAGATAACAATCCAATGAACAACAGTCCTAGTAACTTGGTACATCAAAGTAAAGCTAAGAACCGTGCTGAACCTCGTAAGCGTAAAGGTGATCCAAGTAAACGAGCTTATGCTAAAATGATGGCAAGGAAAATGAAATGAGAAAAGAACACAAGAATCCAAAAGGTGGTTTGACTGAAGCAGGTCGTAAGTTTTTTAAACGAACTGAAGGTGCAAATTTAAAAGCACCTGTCAAATCTGGTACAAATCCAAGACGAGTATCTTTTGCAGCTAGGTTTGCTGGTATGAAAGGAGCTATGAAGAACCCTGATGGTTCACCAACTCGTAAAGCATTGGCTCTGAAAGCGTGGGGATTTGGATCGGTAGAAGCAGCACGCAATTTTGCTAACAGACATAAGAAAACTTAGTACCTAGAAGCCACGAGAATGGCTTTTTATGGGGGTGGTAATGGTAAGGCAAGGGAAAACAAGGAAATGCCGAAATTAGCCAATAACAAGCGTCTGGTGATGTTTACCGATGATTACCTACAGAATTGGTCACCTGATATGGTAGCAAAGAAGTCAACTTACATTCGTGATGAAAAAGTCAACTGTTTACTCTGTTGTTTCAGTAAGCGTGGCAGTCATTCTTTTGCTTACGACTATCGCAAAGGCAATGTACATAAATCTAAAGTGTTTGGTTACTACCCTGCGATGTCAATTAAACAAGCAAGAAAAAAAGCATTGGAAATACAAGTAGAAGTCATAGAAAAAAACAGAGAATATGATGATGTCTTTGAAGTACATCGTCATCCATCGTACATTTATTTTTTAGAAAACAAATCAAAACAAATTAAGATTGGTAGATCTACCGATTGGATGGCACGGATCAAAGAACTTACCGTAGCTACTGAAGATGTTAGACTAATCGGTATACGATTAGAATCAAATGTGTTCAATGAAACTGCGTGCCACCAACTGTATCGTAAATATAGACAACAATCCAATGAGTGGTTTGATGATAAATCTAATGAAATAAAAAAACTCATCACTGCTGCTATTGTTTACGGAGAAAACGATAAGATGTTAGCACAACTAATGGAAGAACAACACAAAAATATTTATGAAAGCACAGTCAGCTAAAGCTAAAGGTAGAAAATTGCAGCAATGGGTACGCAATAAACTCATTGATTTACTTGATGTCCATCCAGAAGATATTGAATCAAGAAGTATGGGTGCAGGTGGTGAGGATTTGATTATGGCAAGAGCTGCTAGAGAGAAGTTTCCTTACTCTATTGAATGTAAAAATGTAGAGAAACTAAATGTTTGGGATGCTTACGAGCAAGCTAAAGCTAACTGTGGTAACTATGAGCCGCTTGTTATAATGAAGAAAAACAACAAGCAACCCTTAGTTGTCATTGATGCAGAATATTTTATTAAGAAGTGTCAGAAGATTCTTTAGGTAAATAAACTTCCACATAAGAGTTACAGTTAGGGCAACTCAAATTAGTAACTATAATATACTCCTCATTTTCTTCTTCAATATCGTGGTCGCCACCCCAAATTAATTCTGTATTACAATGCCAACAATTCATTTAATACTCCAGAAGATTCTTAATCGTAACCGTCTTGGCTCGTATGGTTCTAGCTTCTTTCGCTGGTACAAACTTCTCAGGTTGTGCCTTGTAGTTACGCACCTTGCGTTCTAACTGAATCAATCCTTGTTTGGTACTAACTTGACCAATCTCATTATCACCTAGTGCTTCAATCATTTGCATTTGTAATCCTTCCATTCCTTCTTCTAGTTCTTTCTTCTCTCTTTCCATTGTTTGATACAAGTTAATGACTTTTGATAACTCATCATCTAACTGTGCTGTTTCATTGTAATTCACACGGTTGTATTTTGCCGCCATCGTTTCAATGTCAACAGGATCATAGCGTGTGCCGTTATCTAAATGTTCATACAGGGTATGTGCTTTACTAATAATTTCTTTTTGGATGTATTCACTGGCAGGCATTACATAACAACGGTGGTCGTTACCATTGAAAAGAATAGATACACACAAGTAATCTGCATCCGCAATCCACGCTTGACATTCTGCTTGTAAATAACCACGCCCATACGGTTCTAGTCTTAACTCGTCTACTGAATCGTAAGGCTTACCTTGCATATTTTTATACTCCACCACCATCTTACCTACCACATTTTCCATTAAATCATTTTGTGGGGTGAAGATTTTGCCTTCAATCGGTGCAATCAAGGTAGATTCTTTAATGTAAGCAATCGCATCTAAACTAGCATAAATATCATAGGGTTTATTTTTTGAATCAATCCCTAATTCTTTACTCATTACCTCAGTTACAGGATAAACAATGTCCATCTCTAATAATTCTTTGGTTAATTCATTGATCGTACCTTCTAATATGTTACCCATATTCATTCGTTCTTCCATTTTTTCGCTGTACACTGGGCGTTCATAAGTTCCTGCTCGTACATCCCTTAGTTGTTGTAGCAAAGTGTGTGGGGTGGCAAATAAATAAGGTATCTGTGATGCACTCAACATATCGTCAGGTGATAACTTACCGAATCCTTTGTCTAATTTACTCATATCTTCTCCTTAAAAAATGTTATTGTTATTATCTTCTTCTTTCGGCAACCATAAATACTGCTTACCTTTGCTTGATCCTGCAAACAATACCTTGTTGTCAGCAATCAGTTTTTCCAAGACCTTACCAAAATTTTTATTCTTGGTGGTACTCACGCCTTCAAACATATCCAATGCCTGTTCTCTTAGGTCGCTACGAGTAATCGTTAATTGACCGTTGGGAACATCTGGGTGGGTACTGGTTTGACCATTGACTAATAAATCTTTGATAAGATTTAATAGTTCTTGTGATTTAGTTTGACGGTTAGGTTGTTCATCAACAGTTGCGACCAATGACTGACCACCTAAGAAATCAATCTTCTTCATTTCAAAAGTCATTTGTTCAAATGGTTCACAATCTTTCTGCTTATCTGAGGTCAAGGTACAATACAAATCATCTTTAGCAATCTGAATAGAACTGTCCATTGCAGCGTAGATTGCCGATGATCCACGATATTGACTACCTGATTTACCACTGTGATGCACAATCAAACAAGTTGCACCTGTGTTTTCACGATACTTATCTAAGTTATTAATAATTTTAGACATATCAGTGGCACTGTTTTCTTCACTACCACCACTACATCTGGCTAATGTATCAATCACTAATAACTTTGGTTGTAGTCGGTACATATTAGTGTCTGCCAGTAAATCATCTATGGTTCTTTCTTCATTGATATCTAATCCCATTGGTATCAAATAAAAGTTATCAATCTTTTTCTTGTGATGCTCAATCCACGCAGTCGTTCTGTTTTTAAAACCACTAGAACCTTCTGCTGCCACATATAACACGGTGCCTGGATTGACACTGTGTCCAAAAAAGTCTTTACCTGTGGCAACACACAAGGCAAAGTCCAGTGCAATAAAAGACTTATAACTACCACTGTGTCCCCATATCATTGCTAGACTGTTCTCTTGAATAAAACCATCAATCAAAAACTTTGGTGGTGTCATTGTCATAATATCTTGATAAGTCAAGAACCTGTAATTCGGTTCTCGTTGCATCTCCTCAAAATTTTCTGGACAGTTTTTGACAATCTGTTTTAAAGTGTCAACAGAATTACCTTCAGCAAACCAATCACTGAGATCATTACATTCCTCACCTTGACCTTCCAACCAACAATGCTTAACGACACTGGCAATGGGTTTAAGTTTTTCATAAGTATCACGCACTCGTTTCATACCCGCAGTATCGTAATCACCGACAATAAACACACGCTTACCTTTAAAATAATGCAAGGCTTCATCTGGAATGTCAGACGCACCACCAAAAGTTGTACCAATCAATCCTCGTATGCGTAGTGCATCGGCATCCTTCTCACCTTCACATAAAAAGATAAACTTGTTACCTGCATCTAATACTTCATTCAGTGCATACGGAATACGCTTAATACCTTTAAGTGTGTACCCTTGATCTGATTTCCATCTAAAATCTTTGGGTTCGTATTTTAATTTGGAATAGACAATCTCGCCATCTTCATTGGTGTAATCGTACCTATGCGTGAGTATGGGTTGAGCAGTTGGGGTACTTTGTGGGGAAGTCTGCTCAAGTCCATACCGATTCTTTAATATCTCTAGGGGATTCTCATCAGGATAATATTCTTTCAGTAAGCTAATACATCCGCCACCTAATCCTGTTTCAAAATCGTACCAAGTACCTGCGTTCAAGTCCACTGTTTTAGATCCCTTCGCACCAAACCGAACCATATGATTGGTTTGGCTCAAAGGTTCACCAAATACATCTTGAGCCACTGGCAAGATATAGTCTTTCCAATTAATATCATTAGAACTCATCGTCATCTTCTGTATCTAAACAGTCTAAGCTGTCGTTAGGTTCTTCTGATGGATCAACTTTCTTACGGCTACTTGGTTTTGAAGGTTTAACATAACTATCCATATCATCAAACTGATTTTCGTTTGGTTTATCTGACATAGATAAATCAGGCTCATCAAACAAAGTGATTTCAGTCAATCCTTCTGGTCTAGCTATATACTTTACAATCTCAAAGTTTGGTACATACCATTCGCCTGCTTTGCCGTTAGGCTTGATGGCAACAACGGGTACTTTCACTGCATCTGGTCTACCTTCAAGGTAAGTGTTAAAGAATTTTTGGATCGCTTGTCCTACCATTCCACTGTTAGAGCCGAACTCACATAGTCCAATGTCTTTGGCATACATACGAATACAAAATGTTTTCTTAAATTCCTCACCAGGTTTAGCAGGAAACGGTTTGTCGTACTTCACTAAGTGTGATTGTGGTGCTTGTCCTTTTAAGATTAAGTTCCAACCTTTTTGAAATACCTCAAGATCCATTACCACTTGCTTTGGCATTTGTATCTCATTGGTTTCACCGTCTTGGCGTAATTTCCATACCCCTGAATTAGCATTAAAGGTAAGGATATTTGGAAACATACTGTTTCCTTCCATTGTAAAATCATTCAGCATTATCTTCTCCCTCTTTAGTTTCTTGTTTCGCTTCAAATTTATCTAACATTTGTTGCACCTCAGCAATATACAATTTTGTATGCACAATGTCTTGTATTATTTGCTGCATATTACCACTCATATCACTGCCATCTCGCAATTCACTGAGCTGTAAACTCATATTGAGTTCTGCTAGTTTGGTGCGGTATTGCTGTAATATTAATTTATACATCTCAATCATAGTCTTTCCCTCTCTAAGTTAATGGCATCTATAAAGTCTTGGATCAAGAAAATAACTTGTTGGCGTTGTGATATTCTTCTGAAATCACACGCTTTCTGGAAATCTTCTCGCAAGTCTTTAGGAATTACCACATTAAATTGTACATTATCAATGTACTGGTCATCTTTTTGCAGTTTCATTTTTACTCCTGTTCTGTTGCAAAATAGTTTTAATATATTCCCTATTCTCGTACACATCTAAGGGGTGAATTTCTAGGGTGATATACCCAATCTCCTCTTTGTGTGTCATAAAAGGGCGTTTATTTTCAATGATGCGTTTGGTGTATCCTGCATAAAAAGCATTTTGCAATTCTTTTTTTACTTCGTACCCTAACGCTAGATAAAGATAAATAAATTCATCCTCTTTACAGTTAAATAAATCTATCTCTAAATTCAGTTTGTCGTTAATCTCTTGTTTCAAAACGGCACTTCCTCGTCAGTTACCTTTGGTTGTTCTACGGTTGCTTGGAATTTTTTTTTCAATTCGTACTGCATTTCATCACCACTGATTAAATGACATAGTTCTTGCATTGTGTACACCAATATTGGTTTGTCTTGGTGCTGTTCTTCAATGATGGCTTTGGTGTTGCGATCAGGCACAACAAATATCTCATCCCCATTGGACTTGGTGATGTTAAAGAAGTCTATGTCAATTTTTTCTAATCCTGATGCTTTTGCCGTATCTATTACAATACTGTACCCTTTATATAAAGACTGTAAACTTTTCATTAATGTTTCTTTTGTTGGAATATGCTTTGGTTTGGCTACAAAATGACCTAAATTACCGCAAGTTACCCCTTCTTGTTTCTTAATTTTAGTGTATAAATCTAAGGGGATGCACGACAATACCCTCGTTTTCCCATATTTTAAAAGTTCTAAATATTTTTCCTCAGTTTTTTGTAGCTGTTGCAACACCTCTTTACCCATACTGGTGCTTTCTAGTGTTGCCCTTTGTTGCTCTGATAAATATAAACTCATAATAATAACCCCTCTTGTTTAATTTCTACGGTGCATATGGTGTCGTTATGTTGACCGCCGTGAGCTACTAAAAGAATACGGCTAATCTCAAAACCATATTTCTTACCAATTCCTGTACTGTTCCATCCAAAAGAAATAACTTTACCACTAGGTCTTAATATTCTTGCGATTTCTTTACGGCACTTTGCCCAATAACTACTATTCATTGGATGCTCTAAAGATATACCATTGTTTTTGTACATTTCTTTTAATTGTCGTTGTGAATAAGGTGGATCAAATACACAATAATCTTCTGATAGATCAGGTATAGTTTGTAAATAATCTATTGCATCTTGCTCATAAGGATAAGGAAAAGGGTCTATGTAATCTTCCCCTATTTCCTCTTGTATCAATTCCCCTATCGGTTTAATCGTAAATGTTTTATGTGAAGGCATTGCCCATTTTCTCTCTATTATCATAGTTCCCCCATAATTTCGTGAATTTTTGGTACTCGTTTGTGTTGCTCAATAAAGGCTCTTGCCTTTGGAAAAACAATATCAAATTTTAATTTCAAGTCTTTCCCTTGCATATACTTTTCATACTCTTGCCTACTGTAATGGACTGGTTGTCCCAATGCACTTGACACCGCTAGGTTTAACACCTGTAAATACTGCATATCCACCTTAATTTCTGGTGTCGTTACCTTACTTTCCGCTTGTGTTTGATATTGCTCTTGGTGTTCCTTATCCATATGGTTGAACGCAACAGCAGGTAGTTCTTCCCCTCGTGGTACTTCATCTAGTCCATCTAAATACAAGACTTGTCGTCTACCTGTTTTCCACTTACTGATCTGTTTTAACTGCCATTTCTTTTCTAAATCTCGGATCAGTCCTAACTGTTTAAACTTGGTGAAAGCATTTGAAACTTGCTCCCTTGTTAGTCCGCACCTGTTCCCAATACTTTCAGCAGTAGCAAAGACTAGCCCTTGTCTATTGGTGTAAGTACACATCGCAATGAACGCAACAAGCTGTGTCTTGTTGAGCTTGGTGTGTAGCTTACATACCCTTACGGGCAGGATGCTGTATAGCGGTTGCCCGTCTGGGGTACTCAAGTGTTACCCCTTTCTAATTTTTCAATACAATCCCAACAGTAAAATCCCTCGTAATGTTCATCATTTATGCAAGGGTATGGTTTACCCTCAATTTCTTCTGTTATTTCTGTTGCATACAAGAATGGTTTTTCACACTCCTCACAATTTCTTTTGTCATCAAATACTGGTTTATTTGCATAACTCATCACTTACCCCCTATCTGTAAATTAAAAGAATAACCCCCACAGCGATCAGTGCTATAGGGATTGATACTAAAATTAAAAGCTTTATAAATAATATTGGGTGCATTTTCTATACCCCATTTTGTATTGATTTATTAATAGTCTTTTTAATATGTCTAGGTAAATAATCAAATCTTTTAATATATCCATTACTTCCAATACAAAAAGAACCTAGTCTTTGACAGTCAATCATTGAATAAATTGATCCAGTTATTTTACCGTCTATATGTTCTTTCCTTGAAATTTCAAAAAATTTATCTTCACTTATTTTGTTACAAATATCAAAATTATAAGTAGTATTTAATAACTTCTGTATTTCATTTAAAGTATTATCAGCATATTGTGTACAGCTATAACCCATTTTAAGTACCCCTCTTGTTAATTTATGTTACCCCTTAATTATACATCTAGTTTTTTCTATTGTCAATAGAAATATCTATAATTATGTTTCAGCATTGCATATTAGCACTCGCAAGGATGAAGTGCTAAAACTCAACACTTCATCAACATAGCAACATTGCATATCGCTAAAAAAAGAATATAAAAATCAATGCTTTAACACTTCATCAACATTGCAACATTGCATATTTGTACCTCAGCAACTCATCATCCGTATATTCACTGTTAAGTGAATACGGTGAAGTGTTGTACCTTGCTATGTTAAGTGGGGTATGTTGAATCTTAAAAACCTTCCCACTTGTACTATCATTCGTTGTATTGGTGGATAAAAAAAACCCTCATTTCTGAGGGTTAAAAGTTGGCTATGTGTAGCCTTTGAAGTGGAGTTATACTCCAATGAAAATTACTATAATGCTAGTATTACCATACACATAAATATTAAACTTGTAAAAAATATTATTGATCCTATAAATTCAAGTATAAAATTAATGATTATCTTTTTATCTTCTTTGTTCATAATTTACCCCTAAAAATGATTAAATATAAATACACCATAATTGGAAGATTCAACAACATAATAATGTTGTTCTAAATCTTTCGCGTATTTTTCATAATCAAAATAATATTGTAGGTGTTCTGGAATATTATAAAAACTATCACAATTGTGCAAAAAATCTTCCGCATATTGTTGAAAAGAATCATAATGACCTATACATAAATCTTCAATATCAGTTAATGAATCAATATCATTATTATATTGCAAATAAACATTGACCAATTCATAACCGTGTTCTTCTATTGCATTTTGTACTTTACATATATCTTCAATAGACGGATATTCACCTAAATTGTAAAAATTATCATAATCGTGAACCGCCCATTCATCTGCAAATGGTTGTTTTGATGTTTTTAAAACTTCATTGATCTGTTCTTGTAGTTCTGTTTCATCACTTGATGGAATAATCCATTTTCCGTGTAAGATACCGCTATTATATGATGCTAAACAAGCAACATATATTTGTGGTTGTGTTTTTTCATTTTGTTTAATATTTGTATTTATCATTGTTTCACCTCTCTTTTTATTTAACTTACATCTATATAATACTAGATATAACTAGTATGTCAATAGTATAATAAAATTAATTTAATTCATTTATAATATAATGAGATTGCAAAGAGTAATATAGGTTCAATTAAATCCCCGTAAACATACATCATATAGAAAAATCTTAGATTATTACAGTATAACAATAAATAAAGTACATATTGACAGGAATATATTGCATTTAAACTATTGATTTAATTAGTATTATTGTATTACGCTTCGCATAATCGTTATTATGTTAAATAATACATCATTTCTAACAAAATCAATGACTTACTATAATTTCTAATATTAGAATGTGCTTATATGGGGGGTACCATCAACCCCTTATTATGGGGAGTTGACACAAAATTTTTGTGATTTTTAGTGAAAACAGTTATATACTCGGTTTATGGCTAAATCATTATCATTACGAGAAGCTAAAGAGATACTGAAATCTCCAAACGAAGCAAAGCGACAAGCTGTTGAACAAGAGTTAGCAGCTATTGGTTCATCAGAACTAACGGATATTTTAAGCTGGGATGAGAATGGTCGCACCACAATGCTTGCATCAGACCAGATACCTGAGAAAGCTAGGCGTGGAATCAAGAAAATGAAGGTCACACCAACCAAATACGGCAACCAGTTGGAAGTTGAGATGTACGACAAGATTGCAGCACTACGCTTATTAGCAAAACATTACGGTATGCTGAATGTTGATACTTCACAGAACAGACCATCCGTATTAGGCATCAACATATCTGGACCAGAAACGGTATATGAGGTAAGAGAAAAAAATGATGATGAGGAAACCGAAACAAAAGACTAAGATTACCCTAGTGGTTTGGTATGATGCAGTTGCAGAAAATGGTTGGACTTCACAAGCAGATGCTAAACAAAACTGCAAACTAGATAGGTGTGTATCAGTTGGTCATTTGGTAGATAAAAACAAAGAAAGAATATTATTAGCTTGTACTAAGTCAGATGATGAATATAATGCAATGATAAACATTCCCAATGCGTGGATTGAAACCATCAAGGAATATAATTTATAATGGCGAGAGTAAAGGGTAGTACCGATTTATCTAAACGCAAAACGAATCAGCATAAGCAATCTGATGTAACCGCACTGGATCTAGACTTTAGCAAAAGTCCTACGGTGTGGAAGTTCCTAAATGACCAGTCTTTTGTGCGTGGTTTGATGGGACCTGTAGGTAGTGGTAAGTCTTATGCTTGTGCATCTGAGATAATGTTACGTGCATTACAACAACCAGTATCACCACTGGACAACACTCGCCACAGTAGGTTTGTAATTGTGCGTAATTCTTATCCAGAACTAAGAACCACTACGATTAAGACTTGGTTAGAAATATTTGATGAAGCCACTTGGGGACCGATGCGTTGGTCACCACCACTAACACACCATATTCAGTTACCACCCAAAGGAAAATTAGCAGGATTGGATATGGAAGTGATCTTTTTAGCATTAGATACACCTAAAGATGTGCGTAAGTTATTGTCTTTGGAGCTAACAGGTGCCTGGGTAAATGAAGCCAGAGAACTGCCGAAGGCGGTCATTGATGGTTTAACACATAGGGTTGGTCGTTATCCAACCAAAGCACACGGTGGTTGTCAGCATCGTTTTATTATTATGGACACAAACCCACCTGATGATGACCATTGGTGGCACAGATTAGCAGAAAAAGAAAAGATGAAAGGTAAGTATGCTTGGAAGTTTTATAAGCAACCTGGTGGGGTGAAAGAAGTAGATGCACAATATGAGGATGCGATTTTTGCTGGTGGTAAATACTGGGCGATCAATGACCGAGCAGAGAACATTGATAATCTAACCGAGGGGTACTATGAACAAATGCTTGGAGGAAAAAACTTAGACTGGATTCGTTGCTATGCTGGTGGCGAATATGTCTTTGTGCAAGAAGGACGAGCCGTTTGGCAGGAGTACACAGATTCGCTGATGAGTGAGGAAATTGAATATCTGCCTGAGTATCCAGTCCAAATCGGCTTGGACTTTGGTTTGACACCTGCGGCAGTGTTTGGTCAGCGATTGGATAATGGTCGTTGGCATATACTGCACGAACTGGTTACTTTTGATATGGGGTTAGAACGATTTACCACACAGCTCAAGATTGAAATCAATAAGATGTTTCCAAATGCGAAAGATATTAAGATCTGGGGTGATCCAGCAGGTAGTAAACGAGATGAAATCTTTGAGGTGACAGCATTTGACCATCTCAAAACACAAGGAATGAACGCTAGACCAACGGTGAGTAACGACTTTAAGGTGCGTAGAGAAGCAGGTGCAATGCCAATGAACCGATTGATTGGTGGTAAAGCAGGATTGATTGTGAATAAAAGCTGTTCAATGTTACGAAAAGCATTGGCAGGTGGGTATTATTTTAAGCGTGAAGCGATTGGTGCAGGGCAAGAACGCTTTAAAGATGTACCATTTAAAAATAATTTTTCACACATTGGTGATGCGTTTGGTTATTTGATGTTGGGTGGTGGTGAACACCGAATCTTAACTCGTAAAAATGCACAGTTTAATCAAGCACAACAAACCGTAGCGAAGGTGGACTTTAGTGTATTCTAAAGAGATGCGAGGTAAAAGAGGGGTGTCAAAAACCTCGCAAAACCCTATAGGATTAGTAGAATTTTACAACAGTTTAAACCGCAATGAAAGAATTGTTTACCGAGATTACACCAATAATGATGCATATCATTTAGATTATCGTGCTTTAGATGAAAGTTATTTTGAAAGTTATGATGCCACAGTAGCATATGTGGAAAGCCTACAAGCTGTTGGTCCAGCAATTACTATTATCTACAATGAACAGATTGCAGCGTGCTGGGGGTTTGCTCAAGTGGTACCTGGTGTGTACGAAGCGTGGTGTTTGGGTAGTCAGTTATTTAATAAATATCCAGTAGCTACCACCAGAACTGCTAAGTTTGTGATTGAATGGGGTGCAAAGTACCTAGCAGCACACCGTATTCAAGTGACTGTTTTAGCTAGTAACAAAGTTGCAAACAACTGGGCATCTGTATTACAATTCAAGTACGAAGGTCTAATGAAACAGTTTGGACACGACAAACAAGATTATGTGATGTATGCAAAAATTTATTAGGAGCAAATGATGGGTGGTATATTATCTAAACCAAAGATTCCAGGTCCAAGTCCAGAACAGTTAAAAGCTGAAGAAGAAGCTAGAGTTGCACAAGCAGAACAGAAAGCATTGTTAGCAGAACAAGCAGAAACTGAAGAAGCAAAGAAACTGCGTGAAATGAAATCATTGCAAGAACGCAAAAGACGAGCCAGATATGGCGGTAAGCGTATGTTGCTAGCAGAAAGAGAAACACCAGAGATTGGTTTAGGACAACAAAGCGATACGCTAGGTTAAATTATGATATCAGGCAGAAGGCCACCACGATCACCCTTTGATACATTTTTTGAGATGATCTCTCCGCCTGGTAGCAGCAAGGGATTTTATCAACCAAGACAGCGTGCCTTTGGTGGTGGACCATCTCCTGTAAGTTATGCTGCGGCAAAAGAATACAAAGAAATTGTGGGTGAAGAATTTAAAGGTGAAACTTTAGCTCCAACCCAAGATGATTTAGCAAAAGAAAAGTTTGCGTTGGAGGAAAAGGAAGCGATTGAAAGAGAGAGGGTAGCGAAAGAAAAGCTAGCAGAAACACAAACTAGAATTGAAGAACGCAAGCGTATGCAAGCTAGACGAGCTGCGGCTCAAAGGCGAGCTACATTATTTCAAATGACAGGTGCAAGATACAGAGTATAGGAGGATGTATGCCAAAAGTTATAGGTAAAGATGGGAAATCAAAAATGTTTCCGTATACAGGTAAAGGGATTGCTCAAGCCAAAGGTTATGCAAAAGACACTGGCGGCAAGTTTGTAATGGGCGGTATGAAAGACAACTTTAAAAAGAAGAAGGGCAAGTAATGAAAAAGAAGAAAGGATATGGTGGCGGTAAAAAGCCAGGCAAAAAATGAAACGCAAGTTTAAGCCTGTACCTAAATCTAAGAAGGGTGTACCTTTAAAGTATTTAGCAGGAGCCAAAAACAAATCTAAGCGTGAGAGTGAAATCTTACGCACTAGACGATTGTACCGTAAAGGTTTATTATCAGCAGAGATGATGGATCAAATTAGCAAGGAGAGAGCAGGTGGCAGGTAAATACCCAAGTAGTTATACTGCTAAATTCAGTAAATCCACACTTGATAAAGTGTATAAGCGTGGACTGGGTGCCTATTATTCATCAGGTAGTCGTGGTGTGTCTGCACACGCTTGGGCAATGGGTAGAGTACGATCTTTTGTGACAGGTAAAGGTGGTGCAAGAAAAGCAGATGCTGATTTAACGAGGAAAACATAATGGCAAAAGTACCAGTCAATCAAATTATTAAACGCTTTAACGCAGCAAAAGTACGCAAAGATCAATGGGAATCTGTCTATGAAGATTGTTATCGTTTTGCTTTGCCGAACCGTAACTTATATGAAGGTTATTTTGAAGGTAAGACGGTTGGTCAAAACAAAATGGCAGATGTATTTGATAGCACAGCGATTAGTTCAACCCAACGATTTGCTAATAGAATACAATCAGGTTTATTTCCACCACAAACTAACTGGTGTAGATTAGAACCTGGTAATGATATTCCAGACAAAAATAAAGGTGAAGTACAAGAAGTCTTAGATGCTTACTTAGATAAAATGTTTAGTGTCATTCGTACTTCTAACTTTGATTTAGCAATGGGTGAATTTTTATTAGATCTTTGTGTAGGCACAGGTGTAATGTTAATTCAAGAAGGCGATGAGATGACACCAATTCGCTATACTTCTATTCCAATGTATTTAGTTTGTTTTGAAGAAGGTGCAAATGGTCAGGTAGAAAATGTCTATCGCAGACTTAGACTAAAAGCAGAACAAATTTTAATACAGTTTCCTGACGCTAAACTTAATGAAACTTTAAAACAAAAAGTAAAAGACAACCCAATCGAAGAAATAGATTTTTTAGAATCTACGATTAAAGATTTAGAAACAGGTCATTATCATTATCAAATTATATATCAGCAAGAAAAATTTGAATTATTAGATCGTAAAATGAAATACAGTCCTTGGGTAGTATCCAGATATATGAAAGCCGCAGGCGAAGTCTATGGTCGTGGACCATTAACGGTGGCAATACCTGATATCAAAACTTTAAATAAAACCAAAGAATTATTATTGAAAAACGCATCATTATCTATTGCAGGTGTATATACCGCAGCAGATGATGGGGTACTCAATCCAAATACCGTAGTATTGAAACCAGGTGCAATCATACCTGTAGCTAGAAATGGTGGGCCACAAGGTGAAAGTCTAAGACCTTTATCTCGTAGTGGTGATCCACAGTTATCACAAATTGTGATTGACCAATTACAAATGTCAATCAAGAAGATATTGTTAGATGAATCTATCCCAAGAGATGATATGTCAGCACGAAGTGCAACTGAAATACAGCAGCGTATTCAAGAACTTGCACAGAATTTAGGTAGTGCGTTTGGCCGTTTGATTACTGAGGTAATGACACCGATTGTACAAAGAACTTTACAGATTATGGATGCTCAAAACTTGATTGAGCTACCTTTAAAAGTTAATGGTTTAGAAGTTAAGATCAAACCTGTTAGTCCGATTGCTCAATCACAAAACAATCAAGACATTAACAATGTAATACAGTTTGCTCAAATCGTTGCACAACTCGGTCCTGAAGGACAAACCATTTTAAAAATTGGTAAGATGGCAGATTACATTGCAGAAAAACTTGGTATACCTGCGGACTTAACTAATAGTGAAGAAGAACGAGCTATCATTGTTCAACAAACACAAGAACTTATCCAACAACAAGCGGAAGCTGAACAGGCAATGCAACAACCAGCAGAAGCACCAACTGAGGAGCAAATATGAGCTGGGATGAATTAAGTTTATTAGATGAACAAGCTATTGAACATAAAGAATTTATTAATGTAGTTGAGTTAAATCGGCTATACGCAAGAGTTTTTAATACCGAAGATGGACAGAAAGTATTAAAACATTTAAGAGCTGTCACTATTGAACAACCAACTTTCATTCCTGGCGAATCTGCTAGTTATGGATATTGTAGAGAAGGACAAAACTCAATGGTAAGAGAAATTGAAAAACGCATAGAGAGGGCAAGAGGATGAGTGAAGAAAATCAAGCAGTAGAAAGTCAAGCGACTGAAAACGAAGGTTTATTAGATCAAGGTATTGAAGAAGTAAGAGAAGAAGAACAAGCACAACAAGATGCAAATCCTGAAGTGATTGAAGATGTCTTACGCAAAGATCCAGAAGAAGTAGATACAGCGATTGCTGCTGAAGGTGAAGAAGTTGAATACGACAGACCAGAGTATTTTCCTGAAAAGTTTTGGAATCAAGAAGAAGGTCCAGATATTGAAGGCTTGGTAAAATCTTACAAAGAAATGGAAAAAAACTTTTCTCAAGGCAAACACAAAGCACCAGAAACATATGATGTATCGTTTGCTGAACAATCTGGCATACCTCAAGATGATCCTTTACTAGAGAGATTTCAAGGTTGGGCTAAAGACCACGGAGTAAGTCAAGCAGCATTTGAAGCATTGGCTAAAGATTATATTGATATGGAGATGTCATCTTTAGAACAATATAAGGTGGATGTGCAAGCTGAAAAACAAAAGCTAGGGCCTGATGCAGATCAAATTATCAAATCAACCGCACAATGGGCAAATGGTTTATTTAGCAAAGGTGTCTTTAACGAAGAAGAACTAGAAGCATTTAAAGGTGCTGCTGGTACTGCGGCAGGTGTTAGAGCCATACAAAAACTTAGAAGGTTTTATGGTGAAGGTAATATACCAACTGCACAACCAAGCGATGAAGGCGTACCAACATTAGATGAATTATATGCAATGGTTGGAACTAAAGAGTACAAAGAAGATATTAATTATCGTAACAAAGTACAAAAATGGTTTAAACAGCGTGTGCCTGACAATCCTAACGAAGATTATATTTTATAAAAAGTTGCAATCTTCTTAGTTTTAATTACACTATACCGTAAGGATAACAGTTTTCTGCCCTTGACTGCTTAGTAGCACGGAGGTAGGCGAACCTACAAGTAAGAAGCCCAAATGGACAACTTCAAGCGATAAAATATTAACTTATTGTAATATGGAGTAACAATATGAGTACATCAATCAGTACAAGTTTTGTCACTATATTTGATGCTGAAGTCAAGCAAGCGTACCAAGAAGATCGTAAACTTGCTGGGACAACTCGTGAGAGAGCAGGAGTACAGGGCAATACTTATAAATTTAATAAACTAGGATCAGGTGTTGCGAATTTACATATCGCACAATCTGATGTTACACCATTGAATTTAACACACACACAAGCTACAGCTACAATGTCAGACTACAATGCTGCTGAATATTCAGATATATTCACAAGTGGTAAAGTATTATTTGACGAAAGAGCTGAACTTGTTAAAGCACTTTCAATGGCTATCGGTCGTAGAATGGATCAATTAGTAATTGATGCGTTAGACGGTGCTGGTACATCTTTAACAGTATCTAATGATATTGGTGGAACTGACACTAACTTAAATGTTGATAAAGTGTTATCTGCTAAGAAACTTATGGATGCACAAGGCGTACCTGCTGAAGATAGATATTTCTTATGTCACGCAAACAATATGGCGGCTTTTCTAGATGAAACAGATGTTAAGTCTTTTGACTTCAACACATCAAAGGCTCTTGCTGTAGGTACTGTGAATGACTTCCTTGGCTTTAAGTTCATTATGATGGGCGATAGAGATGAAGGTGGTTTAGCAGTTGATGGTTCGCTTGACAGAACTTGTTTAGCTTGGCACAAAAATGCTTGTGGTTTAGCTTTAAATATGGACAGAAAAACAGAAATTAACTATGTTGCTGAAAAAGCATCGTTCTTAGTGAACTCTATGTTTTCTGCTGGAGCTGTTGGTATTGATACCAATGGTATTGTTGAAATAACTTGTCGTGAATCGTAGGAGGTAACTAATGGCTTATTCAACTGATGGATTCGGTGCGTTAGCTGGACAAGGTAGATCTGGTGATTTACCAGCTTTATATGTCTACACAACTACCGATGCACACACTGCTGTTGATGCTAGTGGATACTTCAACACTCTTTCAGATACTTTGAAAGTAGGTGATATGATAATGGTCCACGGTTCAACAGGCGGAACAAGAACAGTAACAATGCACATTGTTGTATCTAACGCATCTGGAGTAGTAGATGTGTCTGACGGTACAGTAATCGGTGTGGTAACTGATTCTGACTAAGTAATACAAAGTTGCCCTGTTTCGGCAGGGCATACTTTTTTAAGGAGATTGTATGGCAGCAGGAGATACTAAACTTACCATTTGTAATGATGCACTCTTGATGCTAGGTGCAGCAGAAATGACCTCATTTACTGAAGGTACAGATTCTGCAAAAATATGTGACCGTTTATACGATGACTTAAAAAAGTATATATTATCTATTTATCCTTGGTCATTTGCTAAAAAGAAAGTACAACTAGCAAGAACCAGTGATACACCAAACACAGAATGGTCTTATGCGTATGCGTTACCTGCGGATATTATTGGCACACCTAAAGCTCTGTTTCAAACATCAACAGCAGGTGCATTGCCACAAACTGAATTTGAATTATATTATATTGACCAACAAAGATTATTGACAGATTACGAAACAGTTTACATTGACTATGTAGCAGATGTTGACGAATCAAGATTTCCAGAGTTTTTTGTTTATATGTTACGCCACGCATTAGCAGCAGACTTTGCAGAACCATTAACAGATCAAATTACTAAAGCAGATTATTTTAGAGCTTTAGCATTTGGCAGTCCTGCTGAAAATGGTAGAGGTGGCTTATTTAGACAATGCACACAAGCTGATGCACAAGGACAAAGATCACAACAATTAGGCAATAATAGTTTTGATTTAATTGAGGTACGATAATGTCTAGGGTGATTGCGATTCAAAATAGTTTTACTTCAGGTGAACTAGATCCAAAACTTATAGCTAGAGATGATGTTAAGGCTTATGATGCAGGATTAACCACTGCTCTTAATGTTGTGGTTTTACCACAAGGCGGTGTTAAACGCAGACCTGGATTAGAATATATTACTGAACTCGGTGGTAGTCCTGAAAATGGTATACGCTTAGTATCATTTGAGTTCTCAACTTCTGATGCTTACTTATTAGCATTTACTCATAATCGTATGTATGTCATTAAAAATGGCGTGCTACAAACTAATATTGCAGGTAGTGGAAATAATTACTTAACGACAACTATTACTTCAGCAATGCTATCTGAAATGTGTTGGGTACAAAGTGCAGATACATTGATTGTCACACAAGAAGATATGATTCCTAAAAAGATTACTCGTACTTCTGATACTGCGTGGACTATTACTGATGTAACTTTTACTTTTAATCCACAACACGCATTTACTCTAACTGTAGAAAATACATCAGCAGCAGGCACACTAACACCTAGTGGCACAGAGGGCAAAATAGATTTAACAACACAACACGCTTACTGGACTGATCCAGGTGACATTGGTAGTTATGTTAATATTATTGGTGGTACTCAGTTTGGTAGAGCAAAAATTGTAGATATTGAAAGCACAACCAAAGCACAAGCGATTGTAGAAATACCTTTTTTTGGTACTACAGCTATTGCTAATGCTGATTGGGAACACGAAACAGGCTATGAAGATACTTTTAGTGTATCAAGAGGATATCCAAGGACAGCTACTTTTCACCAAGGAAGGTTATTTTTTGGCGGTAGTAAATCAAGACCATCCACTATCTTCGCATCTAGGATTAATGCTTTCTTTGATTTTAATCCTGGTGAAGGATTAGATGATGATGCGTTTGTAGCAACCTTAGATACCAATCAGTTAAATACGATTACTGATGTACTAAGTGCTAACTATTTACAAATCTTTACTACAGGTGGTGAATTTTTTGCACCACAAGATTTTAGTGATCCACTAACACCAAGTAACTTTATTGCTAAATTACAATCAAGTCACGGTAGCAAAGAGAATATACGAGTACAAAACATATCAGGTAGTACCATTTACATTCAGCGTCAAGGTAAAGCATTGAATGAATATATCTATGACCGTGGTGGTGATGGTTACTTAACATCACAGATATCATTGTTATCTAGTCATTTGCTAAACACACCGATTGATATGTCTATCCGTAAAGCTACTTCTACTGATGAAGGCGATAGATTATTAGTCGTTAATAACGATGGTACTTGTGCAGTCTACACTTTACTTAGAGATCAAAACATTGTTGCAGGAACGCAGTTTACCACGGATGGTTCATTCTTGAATGTAGGTACGGTAGTAGATGACCAATATGTAGCGGTAAAGCGTACCATCAATAGTGTTGATAAATATTATATAGAACTTTTTAACGAAGCATTTACAGTAGATAGTGGGTTAGCAGGAGGTGCAGCATCAAGCGTTGCATCAGGACATTTAAACCAAAAAACTATCAAAGTCATTGGTGATGGCGTAATGCAAGCTGATGTAACAGGTGGAGCTAGTAGTATTACTTTTGCTAGTGCAACATCAACTTCTTACCAAGTAGGGTTAGATTACACAGTAACAATTAAAACATTACCGATTGAACCTAGTATACAAGGATATGCTTCTTTAAGAGGTTTTAAAAAGCGTGTGCTAGAAGTCAACGCATTTTTAAATGAAACACAAAACTTAACAATTAATGGAAACACCATACCCATTAG